CCACCCATTGCTGCGAGCAATATCTTCTTTCGCTTCGCCTGGCCGATCACTTCCTGCGCTCCACTCGCAGAAGAGGCGACGAGCATGATCGCGCTCTTTGATGAGTTGCTCCACCTGTAGGATGACAGGTAGAAGGGTAGACGAGTCGCATCTCAGGGTCAGTTCTTCAATTTGTGTAATCAGGTCTTTCATGGTGTTTCCTCTTCATCTTCTCTTGAGCAGAACAATCCAACATAATTTCCCCATGCCTCACAGGAATCACATTTCCCTGTTTCGGGGCTATATTTGAATTCACATTCGTGATCAGGGGTTTGGTTTTTGAACGTCGTGTCAGAGATAAACTGATTCACCACCGCAAGTGCGGCGTCACGCTCTTTGAGCAACTTCTTGTTCATCTCACCAACAGGCTCACATGCATAGCAACAGCCCTCGAAGCCATTCTGTAGTTCCTCAATCCTGTCAGCGGCCTGTGCTGTTAGAGCAGCAGTAAGCATGTTCCGATTGAGTTCGGCATTAGCTGAATGTTCCCTTAGTTCCTGTACTAGTGTTCGTTCAATCACGGTAATTATTTCTCCACGCTTCTTGTTGGAAGTTTACCTCATTGAGGGAGTGTGCCAACTCTTCTCGCATGTCTCGCTGTGCTAGCATCTCGTCTGCAAGCTTAGCACACTCTGCGATGGTACGCTGTACTGCGCTTTCACGGGTGGTGCCGGGGTGTAGGCTCATTGAGACTACGCTTCCGAAGTACACATCCCAAGCCAGCTTCCGGGCGGGGTCATTATTGAATCGGTGCAAAGACTGTATCTCCTTCGTCGTTAATTGCAACGTCGATCTCCTCTAGCCGTCCGGTTAGACGGTCATAGAACAGCGCGGTTGCAATGCCAGCGCGGCCAGTGAGTCGGTTCTTCAGGACACGGACCACGGTGGTGTTAGCCATCCGCTCGTCTGTGTTCTGTCGATCCCGCTCTAGTGCGATGACGGTGTTAGGTACTGAGGATAGTGCACCAGAACCACGTAGGTCCTGTAGTGTGATGCGGTCACCCTCTTCGTATGCCTTGTCTGTCTTCTTAAGCTGAGACACGATGTCGATGTGCACACCGGTTCGGACGGAGATGGATCGTAGTTCCTTCATCAACGTGTCGATGATGAGTCGCTCCGAGCCGCCGCCTTCGATGTCCTTGTTGGCAATGCCCATGAGTCCAGCCGCTGCTGCGGTAATGTGATCGAGGATGATGACGTCCACCTGTAGGGAGGTAGCCATGTACTCGACTCGGGCCAGTAGGTTTGCCATTGCGTTGTTGCCAAGGTGGTCGTATACATACAACCGGGTCTTGGCTAACTTGACCTTGGCTGATAGGTACTCATCCTGATCGAATGAACCAACGAAGTCCACGGAGATAGGCGGCTTGCCCATCTGTCCCCGTAGCTCATTCATCATTGCAGCTGCCCGCATTGCACGGACTGGCTTGTTAATCAGTAGAGAGATGAGGTCGTCCATCGTCTCCTGTGGTGATTCCTCTAGCATGATGGCGCCAACACTGCGACCTTCGTCGAGGTGGTGGATCATCAGCTCCCTGAGGATGGTAGACTTACCAGACCCAGTGCCCGATGCCCACAGAGAGATCTCGCCGGAGCGTTGTCCGATGAGGAACTCTGAGAGCTTGTCGAATGGGAAGGGGTAGACACGGGGCTTGATGCTGTCGGACTCATCAATGATGGCACTGATGTGAAGGATCTCATCTGGGCTATATGCCTGTGCTTCCCACAGTGCGGAGATAACTTGCTTGCTCATGCCGGCAACCAAGCACTCGTTGGCATCCTTGAGGGGGAGCTTAACGATCTTGGCCTTGCCGGGTGGGAGGAAGGAGCATACTTCCTTGGCCGCAGTCTGTCCTGCGTCGTCCATGTCGAAGCAGATAACTACCTCGGCATAGCTGTTGACGAACTCGAGGTTGTCCTTGATGGTCTTGACCGCCGAGGCTACCCCGTTAGGGATGGACACGACCGGCCATGTACCACCGAGAAGCTGAGCTACCGTCATGCAGTCGATCTCACCCTCGGTGATGATGAGTCGCTTGCCACCATTACGCCACAGGTGTTGACCCCATAGCTGTAGGTTCTTGGCGCTGCCCTTCCAGACGAACTGCTTGTTGGGGCCACGGATGTGCTGGCCGGACAGGGTGCCATCCTGCCCCTGATAGTTCGCGATCTGGATCTCCTTGTCATTGATGATAGCTACTTGGTAGTCGTACTTGCGGACGATCTCTTCGGTAATACGTCGTTGATCGAGGGCCTCGAAGGACCCACGGATGGGCTTGAACTCTGTCGTTGTTAGCTGTGGCTCAGTCACTCGCGTTCCTCCTCCTGTGTGGTATTGGCATTTGAAACAGTAACCATGTCCGTCAGAGTAGACGGCTAGGTTATCTCCTGATCGGTCACTACCTGTAGCAGCGCACTTGGGGCAGCGATCACGGTTGACCACCACCGATTCGGTATCAGACATACTTGAGTAGCTCCCCTCGTTCGTTGGTGTAGTAGATGTGTTTGAAGGCGTCGATCACCCAAGGCAAGCAGTACTTGCATGGCTTGGACATACCGACGGTTCCGTTAGAACTGATCCTGATATTGTAAAGGATCAGGTCAGCTCGGTCTGCCTTGCGGACTCGACGGTATGCGTCGAACTCCGAGTGAATGGTTGGGTACGGATACCCTAGGCTGTGCAGCTTTGGGTGCGTCTTTCCACGGTTCTCTGCCCCCATTGCTATCACCTTGTTCTTCTTGGTGATGAAGCTGAAGTGTGTTCGGCAAGGCGGGCGAAGTCCGGTGATGTAAGCAACCATTTCAATAGGTGTCATTAGTCCCCCACAAGTTTATCAACGTAGGTCTTGGTGTCAAAGTTAGACAGTGCTCGCCAACACAAAGGGAATTGGTTACGAGCGATGTTAGAGATAGCATGAGCGTACTGTTGTACCTCGCGCTGGGAATGGGGATCGGCCCGGAGATTGAACAGACGTGACCAAGCATACAGTGAGCCTGTCCACATCCACTCTGTGATCATACTCTGAGGGAGGACGGCCCGTGCCTGTTCAGCACAGACCCTGTCCTCAATCATGTTGTTATATAGAACAAGAGCGTCGGTGCACAGCTTGTAAGCTTCAGCAAGGTATTCGTTGGAGTGTTGGCTAGCCTCATCCATTGATCCCTGCTTGACGCTGTCGGCCTTCTCTCGGAAGTAGTCAGGTAGCCACACCTCTGGCGTGGTGCTGACATAGCGTCTGCTTACCTCGTTCCAAGCGAAGCCGATCTGATGCTTCTGAAGCTGACGTGCAATGAAGATGGGTGCCTTCATCCTTAGCTGAAGCTGAACGTGAGCGAACGGTGACCAGTGGTTGTGCTTGGCCAAGTAGTTGATCAGTCGTTCGTTTCCCGTCGGAGAGAACATGACCGCTGTCTTATCCATACTGACTCGGGCTGCGTCACACACTGTGTCGTCCGTACCCATATGAGTGGAGTACTGAACAAACGATTCATCGAATCCATAATAGAACTTCATGTTACCTCCGGTGAGAAGGGGAGCTAGGTTTCCCTAGCTCCCCCGTTGCGGTTGTTGATTAGACTTCAATGTAAAGGCGGTCGATTGCACTCTTGAGTGCCATCAGGGAGTAGACTCCCATGTCGTGCCGCTTGCCATCTTTGTCGGTGTACATCAGGGTGACATCGTCGTGCTCATCAGAGTTGACGATCATATCGAGGTTGGTCCAGTCTTCCTTGTCATCCTCCGCCGGCCACGATACTAGCGATACTTTGGTTACGATTGACGTTGCTGGGTCTGTCTCAAAGATGTCATTCATCATCGGTAAATTCCTCTACTTGTAGGGTGAAGTATCCTGCTCCGTCGCTCCAACGCTTGGAAGCAGAGATGTTCACAATGAGGTGGTCATCTGTCCACACCTTTTCGTTGCACACATCAAGGATCGCCTTGATGTAGTTATCTACGTCTGGCTTTGGGTAGTCCAGCTTACTGCTCTTCGGTCGTTCGGGGTAGATGCCAATGGTTACGATCATAGGAACGTCCATTGGAGTCCACCCCGCTAGTGCCTCGGCCAGTAGTGGCTTTACGTTTTCACGGAAAGCCACATACGGGCCAGTATAGTAGGACCCCCACTTAGATACTCGAGGCCGTGAGGCCGGAGTAGGTTGGATGGGGAAGGTGAAGAACATTAGAAGGGGAGATCCTCGTCGACAACAGTCGGCGCGGTGCTGCTAGTCTTCGGCATATCTCGGGCCGGTGCATCGACGCGGTTACCAACGTAACCACCATCGACCTCACCGAAGCCGTTGACCGTAGCCTCAGACACTGAGTTCTTCTCGACGATCTGAACGCCGTTGAGGAAGAACGATGCGGACTTGGTTGAGCCCTTGGTCACAAGGATTGGGGCGACACGGAGACGAACAATGTCGCCCTTCCACGGAACAACGTCCGTGAAGTTAGCTGATGCGTCCTGACAGGGGAACTGGGTGACACCCTTCTTGGCGTACAGTGAAGTCTTGAACTTCATGGATCGGACGCCATCCTTCTCGTAGATTCCGTTGATCTTCTTGACTCCAAGGGTCTTGGCTTCCGCAAGGAGCGAGGCCTCGAGCTCTGGGGTCAACAGGACGGTGATGTTGTGCACACCCTCTGAGTTGAACATGGTGTCGAGCTTGCTGAGATTGGACCACAGGGTGGTGAGCTTGCCGGTGACAAGAGACTTAGCCATTGGATGATTCCTCCTGAGTTGGTGGTTCCGCCTTGAGGTTCTCAAGGTTGAGCTGAATGAAAGCACGGCACTGAACAAGGGTGGTGTTGGCGGCATTGAGTGCCTCCTGTAGCTGAGTGAGGACGCTGATGACCTCATCTGCC